CCACATTAATATCAGTTACTCTAAAATTAAAGTCTCGAGAAAATCCCGCGCTTGATCCTGTTTCGTAAAATTGCTCAACTGTAAGTGGCATATTATTATTTATTGTCTATTATTGTTAACCCGCTGCAGCTTCTTCTCCTTCTGCAGGTTCTGCTGTACCACCACCAACTAATTCTTGGAAAGATTGATTGGTACGTGTAGCAAAGAAAGATACTAATATGAATTCGGCAGTTCTTACTGGTTTAATGTAAATGTCCACTTTTAGCTCATTTGCATCAACAGTTGACTCAGGATTGTTTCTTTCATCACAAACTATTAGATAGTCGAAAAGACCATCAGTAATTCTAGCATTTTCAAAGATAGGAGTTAAAACATTAACAATCCGTGTTCTCGTAAATTCATTATTAGGCTCAAATACATAGTTTCTTGTCAGCTGCTTAGTAGGTCTTTCAAGCGCTAAGAATAACCTACGTACATTAATTCTGTCAAATGCACTTGGCTTTTTACTTAAGGTCTTTTGACCAAACACTACTTGACCCTGTCCAGGGAAAAATGCTACTGGGTTAATACTAGCCTTATATAATTCATCTCTTTGTTTTTGATTTGGATTAAGAGCAATGTCTGAAGCATTGTCAATTGTACCTCTTGTAAATCCTGCAGGTGCTGTCCATGGATGAGCAATTGCATCTGTCCTGGCCATTACTGCTGCAGCAAAACCAGAGAAAGGTACCCATACCTGCTGACCTATCCATTGGTCAAAAACTTGCGCCCATTGCCCGTATACCGCAGCATATGAGGTATTCTGAGATTCAAATTGATGTCTTATAGGCCATAATACATCTTGCTGGAAGTTAAGATCTCGATTATCTAAGACTTTTGTCTTTTGTCCAGTTATAAGTACTTGCCTGAATACATCTGCTACAAAGATACAGTCTCCTCTTGAGCCACCCGCTAAATAAGGCGGTTTGCAGAAATTGTTAAATTTGCTAAAGACAGAATTGTAATTATTTCTAAGAGTTAATGAGTCACCTGAAATATCATTAGATGTTCTTAGCCCATTAACAGCTTGTTGCAAGGATAGATCAGTATTAAATTCATCAAAGTATGACGTACTTGCGGCACAACTAGTAGCAAAAATTGTTCCTAATCCCCCTTCACATACAACATCGATGTTGTATACTTCATCATTTTTAACTCTATCTAATGCCCTGTCAATTTTAGCAGGTACAGCTCCTATTTCTTTGTCAGATATTTTAGCATTACTAAAAGCACCTAGAGGATATAAATTACCGCCATCTGGTCCAGAAGAAGCTACCTCAACACTGCTAACTGGATAAGATCCGCTACCTAGTGTGGTAGAAAGAGTAACATATGTACTGTTATTAAAGCCTGCTTGTGATCTACCTGCAGCACTTGTCATTAAATCTCCTAGATTGCTGTTATATACCCTAATCCATTTTGTTGGATTACCACTACTGTTTAGCGCATCACCACCCGACAACCTGTTTGAAATATTATCGTTTACTAAGATTTCAACATTTCTAGAAGATTGGTCTTTGTTTCCTAGGAAGTATGAAAGTGCGGGGCCACCTTGTTGGTTTAACTCTGTTCTATAATAATTTATAGAACCTGCTATACCATCTTCTAAGAGATAATCAAGCTTAAATGCTTCATCAGCGTAGATTGATTTACGCAGCTTAAAGACTCCTAAACTTAATATATCACGAGAATCAGCACCATTAATTTCGAACTCAGTAAGATTTTCCATTACCTCTGATATACTATTATTGCTACCAGTTTTGTAATTTGCTGTGGTTGCAAATTGAAGTGTACTATTAGGTACTTCGACGTACTCACCTCCCGATATTACAGAAGTAACAGTACCTCCAGTGGTGTTAACAGTGTAGACTCGTTTAATACTATCAAAATTGGAGGCTGGATTTAAGCTCGAGTTATCTACTAGCCCGACATAGTAACCTTGGAATGTACCATCAACAGTTGTTTGAGATTTATTAAGTATGACGATACCTGCGCTTCCCAGAGATGATAGAACACCAGCAGTGGTGGTAGCGTTATTAGTTAAATCCTTAACACTTCCTCCAGTGTTGCTCCAATTAAACGCTGTGCCGTTAACACAACTTAAATATTGGCTTTGAGTAAGTTCAATATGAAGTGGTGCTCCTAACACATACACCCCACTATGAGCAAAGTTTAGTGTAGCAATACCACCATTAACACCAGAATTAGCATACGTGTTTTCGACTGCAGATACTGGATAAGCTAAAGCTGAATATTTGGAACCAAAACCGTCCCCCTTACCTGAACCGTAAGGTAATCTGGTAGCATATACATTTGCTGGAGAATTTAATACTTCACTAATTGTATGGTGAAAATATCTTTCGGCAGAAGTAGTGGGAGCTCCGAAAATTTGCAGCTGATCTTGTTTTGAGGAAATTAATAAAACTTCATCAATTGGTCCTTGTTGCGCGAACCCTGTGACATAAACATTAGTGCCGACATTTGCAGTGCCTCTTATAGATATATCGGATTCTCTAATTTCTACCCCCGGAGATTGAATCGTTCGTTGTGCCATAAAATTATTTATCCTTTTTCAATTAAATAATTGTTAAAAGTTGATCACTTCTGTGTGTAATTGTGAATATACAAACGTAAATCCGGAAGATATTTCATCTGCCGCTTGATAGTTGTATTCGATGGTCTCAACTGTTGTAGGAAACGCTTTAGTATAAGTAAATTTTATTCTATTATTATTAAATTCATCTTTACCATAAACTGTTAAATTAGTTTGATATTGATCTAGAGGTAAATTAACACCGCTCCCTAATGCGTCTATTCCTCTCGCATTAAAAACACCACTAGATTCATCATGCAGAAGGTTTAACCACTGATATATTACCCAATAATTTCTATATTCATTATCTACATTAAATTTTACACTGACAGGAGGGTACGGGTTTTTAGAGTGGGAAGAGACATAGTATGTACTTCCTGCATACCGGTTATCGACCGCCGGTACAGTTATTTCCGGAACAGTGGTACCGAATATAGAAAATTGAACAGTGTCACTAATAATAGATTGATTGGTTGCTTCATCAATCCAATTGTTATTAAAGGTTTTAAGAATTGGGGGTATATCAAAAACCAATAAGAACTTATCAGCCCGAGATTTGTTTAGCATTGATTGCTGATATGTATTTGTAGCCATGTCTTACTAGTCGTTAATATTTAATACTTTCTTGTTTGAGGCTCCCAAGGCTTCCCCGTCCAGTTATCTGGTGGGGTTTCTCCTATTAAATTAAACCCTAATTCAGTAAGTTCATCCATATCCGCATTTTGCTCATCACCCATACCCCAAACAATTGCTGGTAATGCATGAGTATTTGAGCCTACAATTTCTTCGTCTAGATATATTGATGTAGAATCTTCGAAGTAATTAATACCGAAATCCATCGGCTCTATAACTAACGGCTTACCCATATCATCTTCTTCTACAATTTCAAAGAAGCGCTCTGTAATTTCTTTCTCTAATATAAAGAGGCTATATAATATAGCCATCACACGATCATCATGAAACCCAGCTCGAGCTTTCCATGTACCATTAGGGTACCTGACAAAGTTTCTTAACTCCATCACAGTTTCTTCTTCATTTATATGAACAGTGCGCACCTCGTTCATAAAATACCGCATGTTTAGTACTCCTTTATATTTTGTATTTGTATGAGCTATCATACCTCTCATTACATTGCGCCGATGTGCATTAGCATTTCCATACGATACTATCTTTTCATATCCTAAATCAGTAGCTAATCTATCTACTACCTGTGCACCGCAATTGTTTCGCTCTATTAAAGCGAGAGGCGATCCCCAGTTACGAAGAATTTTATATACCCTATTAGTAAATTCTAAAGGAGGTATCTTATTGTTTCTATAAACTGCTACTTGCTTAATGTCTCTTATATCAGTAATATCTAAAATTTGAATAACAGACGCATCCACGCCGACTCCTTCAGATATATCAACACCAGCGACATATAGCTTAGTATCATCTGGTTCTTCCCAAATCTTATAGTGACCTTCATCTAATGTAATCTTTGGTTTAGATACCTTCTGCATCATTTCTTCGAAGAGCTCATCATCTAATGTTGATTCACCTGAATGAAGAAACTCACATTCGAATTCTTGTAACCATGCTTCAGCTGAACCAATAGCTGTTTTAGTAGCTTGAGCCCATTCTTTATCTCTCCCTGGAATTTCATCCCACCTTATTTTGTCATGAGCCCAACCATTTGTGCCTTCAATAGCTCCCATGTATAACTTATAAAATAAATTATCAGTACCATTAGC